CCCATTCTTTTCTTGAGCACTGGAGGATTAATTAAAGGTTTTCCAAAACTTGCAAAAAAAGGATTTTAGTATATTAATTTGGGGGTAAAATGAGTTCAGAAATATTTGATGAAGTTGATGAAACTTTAAAAGTTGAAGACGAAACTGAAGAGCCTAAATCAAAAGAATTTAGAATCGAAGGTGAAGAAGTCGAAGAAGAGTTAGAACTCGAACAAGATAATTTCTACGCAAACCTTGCAGAAGAATTAGACGACAATATCCTAAATAAAATATCATCACAGTTAAGAGGAGAATTTGAAAGAGATAAATCCTCAAGAAAAGAATGGGAAGATGGATACACATCTGGCCTTGATCTTTTAGGTTTTAAATACACGCAACCCTCAAAACCGTTCAGAGGAGCGTCAGGCGTGACTCATCCACTTTTATCCGAGGCGATCACTCAATTCCAAGCACAAGCGTATAAAGAATTATTACCATCATCTGGCCCTGTCAAAACAGCAATCGTAGGGGTTCAAAATGAAGAGACCGAGGATCAAGCTACACGGGTCAAGGAATTTATGAATTATCAAATTACTGAGAAGATGGAAGAATACACTCCAGAGATGGATCAATTATTATTTTATTTACCATTAGCAGGATCTGCATTTAAAAAAGTTTATTACGATGAATTAATGGAAAGACCTGTTGCTAAATTTATTCCTGCAGAGGATATTATTGTTCCATACTTTGCATCTAGTTTATTAGATTGTGAAAGAATCACTCATGTTCTTAGAATGTCAGAAAACGATTTGTTTAAGAAAATGGAATCAGGTTTCTATAGAGATGTAGATATTAAACCTTCAACCAATGCACAAACGTCTATTCAAAAGAAGTATGATGAATTAGAAGGTAAGTCTCCAACTAACGATGCATACAATTATCAAATATTAGAAATGCATGTTGATTTAAATTTAGAAAAATTTGAGAATCCAAAAGACAATGAGAAGAAAGTTAAAGTTCCTTACATCGTAACGATTGATGAAGGCTCAGGACAAATTTTAAGCATATACAGAAATTACGATCAAGGTGACAAACTCTTTAAACGAAAAGAGTATTTTGTACATTACAAGTTTTTACCAGGTCTAGGCTTTTACGGATTTGGTTTAGTACACATGATTGGTGGTTTAACAAGAACAGCAACACAAGCTTTAAGACAATTATTGGATGCAGGTACTTTAGCAAATTTACCTGCTGGATTTAAATCTAGAGGTATAAGAATTAGAGATGACGATCAACCTTTCCAACCTGGAGAGTTTAGAGATGTCGATGCTCCTGGTGGAAACATTAAGGATCAATTTCAAATTTTACCATTTAAAGAACCAAGTCAGACTTTATACAGTTTATTAGGTTTTGTTGTGAACGCAGGTCAACGTTTTGCAAATATTGCTGATATGGCAGTAGGTGAAGACGCACAAAATAGAGCTGTGGGAACAACCCTTGCTCTCTTAGAAAGAGGCTCACGAGTGATGAGTGCAATCCATAAAAGATGTTATTATTCTATGAGACAAGAGTTCAGAATGCTCCATAAAATATTTGCTACGTACTTACCCCCTATCTATCCGTATCAGGTTTATGGAGCAGACCAAATGATTAAGTCAGCAGATTTTGATCAGCGTGTAGACGTATTACCCATTGCGGATCCAAATACTTTTTCTGTTGCACAAAGAGTTACATTAGCAAATGAACAATTAAAGATTGCAATGTCCAATCCTCAAATGCATGACATTCGAGAAGCATACAGAAGAGTGTATGAAGCTTTAGGAACACAAGCGATTGATAGTTTATTAAAACCAATTGAACAACCTATTCCAAAAGACCCTGCAATCGAGAACACGGATGCAATGAATTTAAAACAATTAAAACCATTTGCTACTCAAGACCATGAAGCTCACATTGAAGCTCACATGGCGTTTATGAAATCAAGAATGGTACAAGTTAATCCACAGGTGTATGCAACTTTACAAGCACACATCTCAGAACATATTTCATTAAAAGCAAACCAAGAAGTCGTTGAAGCAATGGCACAAGATCCAGAGCTAGTTCAAATGTCAGAACAAAATCCAGAAATGTGGACAGTTCAATTCAATGCGATGGTTGCAAAACGAGTGGGTGAATTAACAAACGTACTTGTTCAAGCAGAATCAGGTAGCCAACAACAAGATCCGTTAGTAGCATTAAAATCTAGAGAACTAGATTTAAAAGCAATGGATCTTCAAAGAAAATCAACTGAGTTTGAAACAGAAGAGCAAAGAAAACAAAATGAGATTATGATTGATACTTCTATCGAGCAAGCAAAAATTGATCAAGCAAGAATGGGTCAACAAGAAAGAATTAGAGTTGCAGAAGAGAAGTTAGATATTGCAAGAATGAAAGAAATGCAAAGGAGAAACTAATGTATAAAAAAGATATGAAAATAAAACCAAAAAAAATGTTAGCGGGAGGTTTTCTAATTAATCCTGTTTCAAGAACAATTATTTCTAAAGCGGTAAAACAAGTACCAAAAGCAGTTAAAAATAGAAAACAAATTATTGGTAAAATAGGAAAAGAAATTTCTGAAGGTATGAAAAAAATATATGCTAAAACTAAATCAGAAAAACTTAAAAAAGATATTAATAAATCTAGCGAGAGCTTTAAACAATATTTAAAAAAGAAGAAAAACTAATGTGGAACTGGATTAAAAAATTATTTTCACGTGAAACAGAAAAACCTTTAGTGTTAAAAGAAGAAGTTAAAATAGATTTGTCAAAAACTACAAAAGGTGATAGAAAAAAACTTTATGCTGCTGGAAAAATTACAGCGGATCAGTTACACAGAGGAAAGTAATGCCCTTAACTAAAAAAGGAAAGAAGATTAAAGCAGCGATGACCAAAGAATATGGTGCAAAGAAAGCTGAAAAAGTATTTTATGCTTCTAAAAACAAAGGAGTAATCAAAGGTGTCGAAAAGAAATCAAAGAAAAGGACTTAGTGGTGGAAAAAAATATGGAGCACCTCCTAAAAAAGGGCCGAATCCACAAGGGATCAAAATTAAACCTAGAAAAAAACCTAACAGCGTACGATAAATTACCAAGAGAACAAAAAATTTTAGTTCTCGCTGGTGTTTTTGATGGCGAAGGTAGCTTTGGAGTATGGTCTAGAGGTAAAGGTAGAGCAAAACACCTTCAAGTTAAGGTCGATACTACTGATTCAGACATGGTTATTCGTTTTTATGAAATGTTTGGAGGTATTTTTTTCTCTCATACACCTAAAAAAGAAAATTATAAGCATTTATTTCGTTGGAAGATTACTGGGGACAAGGCTTGGAATTGTTTATCAGAGATGATACCATATATGTGTCAACGAAGGAGAGAAAAATATTATGGCTTGGCTAAACCTATTGGGTATGGCAGCGAAGACTGGGGCTCATATCTACAAAAACAGGCAAGAGTCGAAGAGGTTAATGTCGGACGCTCAAAGATTACATGCCGAGAAGATGGCAAAAGGTCAAATAGAGTATCAAGGTAAATTATTAGAAGCTCGTCAATCGGATTGGAAAGACGAATTTATTTTAATTTTGCTCTCAGCTCCTATTGTACTACTTGCGTGGGCCGTGTTCTCTGATGACCCGACCGCTATGGACAAGATGCAATTATTTTTCCAATATTTTTCTGAATTACCGTTTTGGTATCAAACAATTTTTGTGGGTGTTATCGCATCAGTTTACGGATTAAAGGCTACTGATTTAATTAAAAGAAAATAACTTGCAATTCCCATAATTTCTTCTATAAACCATAATTTATGGCAACATTAGAAATAGAAACCGTTCGAGAGATCAAAAGATTAATCGAAAAAAAAGTAAATCAAATCAGCGAACAGATAATATACGGTAGTATAGACAATTATGAGAAATTACAGTATTCTAGAGGACAAATTAGTTCGCTTAACCAGCTAAAGGAGGATTTGGGCGAACTGCTCAGAGATGACAATGACAAAGACTGAAAAAAACATAGCAAGTGATGAAAAAAATTTCATCGTACCTAAAACTGACGAAGAAAAAAAAGAATATATTGATTCTTTACCAGAACCAACTGGATATCGTTTATTAATCAGACCATTTGCAGGAGCTCAAAAGACTAAAGGTGGAATTCTTTTAGCAGATACAACCATTGAGACTATTCAAGCAACAACTGTTGTAGGTTTAGTGATTAAGATGGGAAATCTTTGCTATAGAGACAAAGAAAAGTTTCCCCTTGGAGCGTGGTGCAAGGAAGGTCAGTTTGTGATGTACGGAAGATATGCAGGATCTCGTTTTAAAAATAAATGGGGTGAGCATAGAATCTTAAATGATGATGAAATTATTGGTGTAATTAAAAAACCAGAAGACATCGCTACTTTATACTAAGGAGAAAAAATGATGGCACAAGAAGAAGTAAAACAATCTAAAAAAGACATCGACATTGATACGGATGACGTGAGCCAAGAGGATTTAACCGTTGAGGTAAAAGAATCGGCTAACAATGTTGAGACAAAAGAAAAACCGAATCTTAATTTCGGCGAAGTTGATTTAGGCTACACGGATCACGGGACTTCTGAAGAGAAGAAAGATGATAAACCTGAAATCAAAATTGAAGAAGATAAGGTTGATGATCTTAAACAAGAATTAAAAGCTGAAGGTAAAGAAATCGAAGGTGAGAAAGAAGAACTTGCTGACGATGAAAAAGATTTTAAAAGTCTTTACAAAAAATACAAACAGCAAAACAGAAGAATTGATAAACTCACTTTTAGAAGAGAAGAAGCAGAAAGACAAGCTAAAGCTGCTGAAGATTATGCTAAAGGTGTTCAGAAGAAACTACAAGATATTGAGAAAAGATACAATGTAGAATCTGATAATTATCTAAAAGAGTTTGAAGCAAGAGTGGATGCTCAAAGAGAACAAGTTAAAAATAATTTAAAACTTGCAATCGAGAACAACGACACCAATGCGATCATGGAAGCAAATGATCAATTAACTCAACTTGCTGTTCAAAAAGAAAAAGCAAAAATTAGAGCTGAAGAGAGAAAATCTGCTATTGAATTAGCTGAAATTCAAAAGAAAGAAGAGGAAGAGAAAGCAAAAGCTCAACCTCAAGCACAAGCTCAACCAACACCATCTGAAAAAGCTATGGAATTTAAAGATAAACATAAGAAGTGGTTTGGTTATGATAAAGATCCTGCTCTTACAGCATACGCTGTAGCATTAGACGGTCAGATTAGACAAGAGGGTATTGAAGTCGACTCTGATGAATACTATAATGAAATAGAGAAAAGGTTAGATCCTATTTTAACAGCTCAAGGTTTGAAAGAACCTGCAGAGGCTGTTGAAGCTAAGCAGAAAGCGAAACCTGTCCAGACTGTCGCTTCTGCTGGAAGAAAAGAAGTCGGACGCAAAACTGTGACACTCACCAAATCACAGGTAGCAATAGCTAAAAGATTAGGTGTGCCACTTGAAGAGTACGTTAAATATGTGAAGGAGGCTCAATAATATGAACGATACTATAAAAAGAACTTCACGCAACGCTGAGTCGAGAGAAGTTGAACAAAGAAAAAAGACTTGGCAGTTACCATCTAGTTTGGATGCCCCGAAAGCACCCAACGGTTTCGAGCACAGATGGATTAGAACCAATGTGCAAGGTTTTGAAGATACGTCTAACGTAACTAAGAAACTTAGAGAAGGATGGGAATTTGTTAAATCAGAGGAAATTCAAAATGATCCTGATGCAAACAAATACCCTCACATAACCGAAGGGAAATATTCTGGGTTTATCGGAATTGGAGGCCTTGTGTTGGCAAGGATACCGACAGAGATCCTAAGACAGCGATCTGAGTATTTCGCAAGACTTACAACAGATCAGTTAAAAGGAGTTGATAACGATCTTATGAAGGAACAACATCCGTCTATGCCTATCAATATTGATAGACAGAAGCGGGTAACCTTTGGCGGTGGACGCAAAAATTAATCTTTTTGTTAATCCTACCTAAAGGTTGGCTAATATAAACTAAAAACAAAAACTAACTTAGGAGTAAATACTTATGTCAAATGTAGTAGAAAAGTTTGGTCTAAGACCTTACAGAAAACTTGACGGTACACCTCTAGTTGGAGCTCAGAACAGATACACAATTGCTAGTTCATATGCAACTGCGATTTACCAAGGTGACCTGGTTATACCAGTAACTGGTGGTAACATCGAAAGACATACAGCTAACAATTCAACAGCTGTTGTGGGTGTTTTTAACGGATGTTTTTACACAGATCCGACTACTCAAAAGCCAACTTTTAGCAACTATTATCCAGGCGGCGTTGCTGCTTCTGACATTACGGCTTTCGTAATTGATGATCCAGATGCTGTTTTTTTAATGGATGCTGACGGCGTTTTTGCAAGAGCGGATATCTTTCAAAACTATTCCGTTACTACAGCTACAGGTAACACAAAAACAGGAATATCAGAAGTACAATTAGATCAAAGTGTTTCTGGTACTAACGCATCATTCATTATTCAGGCGATTGATATTTCTCAAGACCCTAATAACAGTGACGTTGCATCAGCTAATGCTAATGTTCTTGTTAGAATCAACAAACACTTCTACAGAAGTGGAACAGGCGTATAATAAAGGAGAATAATTATGGCTATATCACGACAACAGCTAGCTAAAGAGCTAGAGCCAGGTTTGAATGCTTTATTCGGCCTGGAATACAGTAGATACGATAATCAGCATGCTGAAATCTACACTACTGAATCTTCTGACAGAGCTTTTGAAGAAGAAGTAATGTTAAGCGGTTTCGCTGGTGCACCAACTAAACAAGAAGGTGCTTCAGTTGTATTTGACCAAGCTAATGAAGCTTACACGGCTAGATACACACACGAAACAATCGCTTTAGCATTCTCAATCACTGAAGAAGCTATTGAAGATAACCTATACGACAGACTTGCTCAAAGATACACAAGAGCTTTAGCAAGATCTATGTCAAACACTAAACAAGTCAAAGCAGCACAAGTGCTTAACCAAGCACAGTTTACTGCAGTTACTGGTGGTGACGGTGTTCCGTTAATTGCTAACAATCACCCACTATCAAACGGTGGTACGTTCTCAAACGTATTATCAACTGCTGCTGACCTTAACGAAACATCATTAGAGCAAGCTCTAATTGATATTCAAGGTTTCGTTGATGAGAGAGGATTAAAAATCGCTCTTAACGGTAGAAAAATGATAATTCCAAAAGAATTACAATTTACTGCTGAAAGATTGATGAAATCAACTCTTAGAACAGGTACTGCTGACAATGACATCAACGCTATCAATAACATGGGAATGGTTCCTGAAGGTTACAGAGTGAACAACTTCTTAACTGACACTGACTCATTCTTCTTGTTAACGGATGTACCAAATGGTCTTAAACACTTCGAAAGAAGCCCAATTAAGACTGCATTAGAAGGTGACTTCGATACTGGTAACGTTAGATTCAAAGCTAGAGAAAGATACTCTTTTGGATTCTCAGATCCAAGATGTATTTTTGGTAACGGAAACTTACCAACTAGCTAATAGTTAACAGATTAACCCTACAACGGGTACTTAAAAGGGGCGGTGTTCACATCGCCCCTTTTTTTATGTATAATAGAAACACTTAGAAAAATTTCTTATAGACTGGCTAAGCAGACGGTATAGAGACTATAAGAACAACGCTATACAAAGGAGAATATTATGGCAAACACAACTTTTACAGGCCCAGTCCGATCGGAAAACGGGTTTCAAACTGTAACAAAAAATACAACAACTGGTGCATTCACAGTTAGATCATCTTTCAATGCTGAAGGAACTTTCGCAGGTTTAGGAACAAGAAAAATCCAAACTTTTGCTGGTTCATTAGCTGGAACAGATGCAGCTTCAACTGCATATGCTGATGGTGATGTTCTTGTAGAATTAGGAACTTTAAATACTGATGCTGCAAGTGGTTTAGTAACACCAACTAAATTTTTCATTCACAGAGCTATGATTTTAATCACAACTCCTGCAGGTCAAACTCTTGTTGGTAAATTAGATTTAAGTGCAACTACAGGTACAGCAACTAACGAAGCAGTGGACACTCCAACTGAAATCGTAGGTGCTGGTGTAACTTGTTTTGATCCACAAGTGAGTGCTGCAGCTTCTGTTACTGAAATTGATATTAATTTCAATAACACAGCTGGTAACTACCACATTTTTGATCCACTTATTACTGCACCGATTGCAAGTAAATACTTGTACGCTGCAACTACTACTGCGATCAATGCTGATATTACAGCTGGTAGATTTACTGCAGAATTAGAATACTCAGTATTATAATTTTAACCGTGGCTCCTTCGGGAGCCACAACTAAAGGAGAACTAAATGAGTTTTAAAGCAGATATACAAGCAACGAGATCATCGACTGCAGCTGTAGCTACTACTTTAAATGAAGGAGGTACTTTAAGTGCAACGGATACTACGATCACATTGACTTCTGCTGCTGGATTTCCAACAGGCGGTGGAACTATTTTGATTGAAAGTGAAGTTATCACTTATACAGCAGTGTCCTCAAACGATCTAACAGGTTGCGTTAGAGGAGCAAATGGAACTACAGCAACAACACATGCTGACTCAACAGCAGTTACATTACTTGGTTTGATTGTTGATCCACCAGTTAGATTAAAAGGTATTTCAATTGCTTCGAGTGGAGGAGGAGCGGGATACGTGACTCTTTGTTCGAACGATGGAGTAACTAGATTTTGGGGAGATGTACCAACAGGTGATGTTTACACATTAAATATTCCTGAAGACGGAATTATGTTTCCAAAAGGAATTTACTTAAAAACATCAGCGAATGTTACAGCTTACACTTTGTTTACAGACAAATACAGTGCAGGGACTTTAACTTCGGACAATGGATAATTATACTGCTCAGCTTTTGAAGATGTCAAAAGGTGGTATGCCACCACGAAATAAAAAAAATTTTCGTTCTACAAAAGCTGGTGCAGGAATGACTCAAGCAGGAGTCATGGCGTATAGAAGAAAAAATCCTGGATCTAAATTAAAAACAGCAGTTACTGAGGATAATCCTGGTAAGAAAAGAGCAGCAAGAAGAAAATCTTATTGTGCAAGAAGTGCAGGACAAATGAAAATGTTTCCAAAAGCTGCTAAGGATCCAAATTCAAGATTAAGACAAGCGAGAAGAAGATGGAAGTGTTAAATGGCTTATTTAAATGCGAATCTACCACCGATCTATTGCAAGATCAGAAAGGAATATCTTTATGATCTTAAAGAACATCATGGAGAAAGCGAAGACTGTGTTATCTTCGGTCTCACAAGTATATCAGGGCGTGCACTCTTATTTAACATCATGCTTCCTAATGGTGCGTGCTTTTGGCGTTTGCCTATCTCAGCGTTTTTCCAAAAACAGTATGACCGAGCCGATGTGCCGAATATGCAGACGCACGAATTGGAATTGTGGAACTGTTTTAGCTATTGGCCTAGTGTTCATCGCTTTGATTGGCTGGCTGGTTTAGAAGGTAAATACCTAGGTTTAGATAAAAAATTTTATCATGGTAAATATTTATTTACAATTGATTGGGGGCATCCAGATACTAATATCTTGGATGTTGAACATTCTGAAATACCTCAAGAACATAAGTGTGCACATATATTGGAGCTTACTAACGGTAATTTTGCAGCTCAGCCTAATAATCGTATTTTGTGGCACGTTAACAGTTTTACTACTGACACAAGTTGGCCTGACTATAAAGTGCAAACTACATACTGGGATTCAGAAGAGTCTAGCCATATTACGGAAGATAGTGATAAAATGTTCTACCAAATGGAAAATATAGAAGAAGATAAAATAAGAGAGGAGGACAAAACTTATGAGGGATAGTAAAACAATTGAATCTTT